ATTTCACTATAGATTGGGTAATCAATTTCTTTTGTCTTTACACCATCTACTAAACGAATAACTTCAAAGAATGAAGATACATCTGCAGAATCTAATGATCGTTTTGACAATGAAGTATTAATTACAAATCGTTCTGCACCTGGTGCTTGGTAATTAAATGCACCTTGTGCTGGATCTAATAGTGAAGTATCGTCAATTTCATCTACAATAGTTGATTCAAATTCAACACCAATCTTATATGATGGTTGTTTATTAATTGTTGTGGAAGTACCTAATCTATAAAATAATTCAAGAACTAAAAACTCAGGAGTAACTTTTACAAATTGACCTTTAAAATAATATACACCATCTTGAATACTAGCAACATATGAAGAACCATATGCTGCAGCATCTATTAATTGTGCATAGATATTTTGACCATAAATCTTTAATTCATCCGATTCAACAAAACGATCACCACTAAGATATTTAATAACTAAAACTGGATTAGTATCCAATGTATCAACCGCAATAACTTTAGCACGTGCCAATTTTGTAGAATTATAAGATACGATTGTTTTATTTAAGTAATCGGAAGGAACAATATCTTCATTATTATATTGAGCATTTAAGATAATGTAATTGACTGCAGTATCTAATGAAATTTTACCACCAATAATTGGACTACCACTTTTAAATATATTATTACCAAATTTTTCTATTTGATTGGTAAGAATCGTTTGTAACTGAGTAAGTTCTCTTGCTTGGATTGAATATCCAGGACGGAAAAGAACTCGCATAAAGTTCTTATCTTCATTGAAATCATCGTAATATGGATCGTAATTGAATAGAGTAGTCATTTATTCCTCGTTAAAAACTCAGTATAAAACGGATTCGTTCGGTTTGTGCATCATCACGGGTTATTGGTGTTTTACTACTTATGTATAATATGTGTCCTGAATATAAATCTAGTGTTGGATTTTGTGCAGAATTTACAACACGAATTGCACCAGTATCACGACCTTTTATTGCAGAATTTATACTTAAAGTACCACGCACATTATTTACATAAAGATGATTTTCTACAGTATCAAAAGATATAACATCTGCTTTATATGTTGCAGTTTCATATGTCGCACCTTGATATACAACTTCGTCAACACCAAAATCACCTACACCAGGTGATGTTGATATTCTTGTGTATAATGAATATGATTCACCTGTTGCTGGATTTGATGTATCGTTTAAATATGGATTATGTAACAACACTACTTGTCTAAAATCATTGTCTGTGGGTAATATACCAGATTCGTCTTGATCAAATTCAACATTAAACATTAGATTAGAAGCAGTTAATTCATATACTGGATCATAACCATGACCATCATGCGGTGCAATAGAAACATTTGCGGTAGCACTAGTTCCAACACCACCAGTAATATCAGTAAATGTTAAATCTGCATATGTATATTGTGAACCTCTATTTTGAATAATGACATCAACAACATGTCCACCTGTTACATTTGCTTTTAATATTGCACCAGTACCATCACCATCTATTGATATAATACCCTGTGTTGTTCCATTAGTATAATTATTACCTGAATTTTTAATCGTAACAATATCAATACCACCGGAAACTGCTGCGGCTCTAACAAACTTATTATAAACTACTGGCATCCAATCGTCAGTAAGAAATTTTTGTTTTTGTACCGAAGATACAGTATACAAATATTTCCATTTATAACCATCTGCAGTTAAAACATATGGTTCTTCTAATGAAGTTGTAGATAATGTCAATGCAGGTTCAGATGTAGAATTTGCGCTTGAGTTATTTGCTAAACATTTAAATACTTGATCTTTACTATTCAACACATAAAAATTAGTATTTGCTTCGTAAGTGTTATATTTTGTATTTGCAGTCCAATTATTTCTATCTACGACCAAAGATGCATTAGTATAAGATAATTGTTTTGCCAATATACCATATCTATAATAATCATTCATTACAGCATCTGTTTCTGTAGGAGCAACTGGAACTTCAGTACCTGCATTCCAAGGTAATTGTTTACCTATAAATGCATACATGTATGATCTTCTTGTTGTAGGAAGATATGAATTTGCCGTTAAATCCAATAGATTATATAATTGTTTGGCAAGTAATACTTTAAAATTTTTCGTTATGAGTGATGACATAATTGTATTTATTTAACTTTTTGGACGTTTGTGACAATATTTTTAGTATTTGAAGTAAATGCAGTATCTACTTTAATAGTATTGGCATTTACAAAAGTAACAGTTTTAGTCTCATCAAAATACAGATTAATTGTTACATTAGTTGCAGTAACACCAATTGTATTTTGAGTAATTAGATATTTACTATTTGATACACTTAATACCGTTTCTGTATTACCAGTTGACAGATAGATAATATCACCATCTTGGATATCATTAATAAAGTTACTATTATTACCAAATACTGTATTTGATCCAGAATTAACATTTACTGTATTCGCAACATGACGATATACACCAGTAAAGATTACAACATCACCAACATTGACATAATTCATTAAATTAGCAGTTGTATTTGTAGTTGCATTAGCACCATATACAATATTGAATGTTGTGGGTAATGCTTTTACTGTTATGTATTGATTTACTTCATCGGGTGTAACTATTTCAGTATTATTATCAATTCTTGTAACAAATGTTTTTGTACCTAATGGATGAACAATATCTTGTAGTGGTTTCTTAAATTTATTGTAATCTGTCTGTGAACTAATTACATATGAAAAATTGTGATATTTGTTACCGTCTTGCATAACTTTATCTGCACTCAAGTGACCGTCAGTATTCAAATAGATACCCGGATAACGAATTAAACCATTCTCAAAACCTGCAGTTGCTTTAGCACGACCATCACCATAAACTAATACACTACCAGAAACTACATTACCGGTAACTCCACCATCATCTGAAATGATTGTTTTAGTTTTATCAAAAGTTCCTTTATAATTAAATAGTCTAATGAATCCAGTATCTTGATCAAATTCATCAACATAAGCTGAAAATGTTGTTGATATATTACTTGTTCCCTGATACACTCTTGTATTAGAAACAAATAACTGTCCTTCAGTAACATTTGATAAACTTAAATCCATATTTCTTAAAGATATGGTTGGCGCTTCAACATAATCATATCCATAACTAACAATACGAATTGAAGATATTGCACCAATTCTTGATGTTGTTAATGAATATATTTCACCATCTCCTAATACTTCACTCACATAAACATTAGCATTTGCACCAGAAGTTGTGTTTATTGTAATCGTAGGTAATGCATCTCTTCTATAACCTTCACCACCTAATGTATATGCATTTGATGAATGATTATTAATTGTGATTGTTTTAATACCAGTATTACCCGCATGAATGGCACTAATATATGCATTAGCACCATATCCTGAACCACCAAGAAAGTTTAATGTTTGTCCAACCGCATATCCATTACCGCCATTTCCAATTACAATTCTACCTAATGATCCTAATTTATATAAATCATTTCTTACAATTTTATATACAGTAACACCAGAAATATCATTTTTAAAATTTTCGGCAAATAAAATTGTGTGAGTAGTAACTCCAGTAATTTCGTAGATATCTTCCATCTTATTTTGGATGTATAATCTTACATAATTACCAACTTCAAATGAATCAGTTAAATCCTGTGTTGCATCTGTTATTATGTTTGTATCTTTAACAATATTACATGAAGTTATTATCATGACATCTTCATAACTTTCATTATAAAAACTATACGTATCAAGTGTTGGCCTTGATCTATATCCACCACCGCCCTGATCTAATTCAATAAACGATAATGGATAAACATTGAAAGATTGATATGTACCAATATTACTAAGTGTAATAGCATTGGCAACATTAATATTTGCGTATTGTCCATGAAGAGTTTCAATGGATGTATTACGAACATTTACTTTACGAACAATTGACTTATCAACTAAATTGATAAATGCTTTTGCTTCTGAACCATATGGAGCATTTTCAAATCCACCTTTAAAATCTAATGTTGTTACATAATCATTATATAATGAAGATATTTCACTTTCTTTTCTAAATCCAAAACCAGGATTAGATAAGAGAATATCTGTAACAGAACCTTTTGTTGTGTTACCGACATAGGCTAAAGCACCTATTGGATTATTTGCAGAAGGATTTAAACCACCAACAATAGTAACTGGATCTCCATCGTAGTCAATATCTGGATCATACCCATTATAATAAAGACCTCTATTTTTAGAATCAATTTTAATTTCTGATAACGCACCAATTAGACGACCCGATACAGTTACATCAACAACACCATTATTGTATGTTGCATCTACAATTTCACCCGTTTCAAATAATCTTTCGACATTTGAAACATAAACTTCAATATATGAAATACCTAATTGGCGATCAATAGATTCAATAACTTTTTCTACTACGGCAGTTGCCTTAGATATTCTACCTGTTATTTTTGTTTTTTCAATATTAAAGATATTGTTATCATCTGTATCAATTCTAAGTGCCAATGGCAATACCCATTTACCATCGGAAGTTTTTATTATATCTTCTTTAGGATAATAAATGTCTATATTTTCATTATATAAAGCACGGAATAGAAACTTAACTGAATCTGGTGTACCGTTAGATTTATAAAATGTTGTAATTAATTTTAAGAATAATTTTTTATCTGCCAATATATTATTTGGAAAATATGGCATTAAATCTCGTTTTAATAATTCTAAGTAATCGGCATCTGCATTATCTAAATCAATAGAATTTTTAAGCGCAGTTAATTCATAACTTATTTGGTTATTTGTTTCTAACCATTCGTAGTATTTTTTAAGAAAAGTTACAAATACAGGATGTTCAGACCGAACAAATTCTGGTAATTGTTTTTCTACTAGTATAGATGTTAAAACTTGATCCATTAGACGATCACTGTCTTAACAACAATACTGGTTGGATCTTGGTCATCTAATACTAACATTTTATTTAAACTTGATTGAATAACACTACTCATAGGTTTAATATGTATCATAATATCACCAAAATCATTATTAACTGCGATAGGATTAAAGTTATTAATATATATTTTACCTAGTTTGTAATCAATTGTTCCAGTAACGCCATTATTTCTATTGCTATTAATAATAATTTTGGTACTCTGACTACTAATCTCGTCAGTCTTGTAGTATGAGATTCTTATTTGTCCATATCTACCTTGAAGAACTGCAAGACCCTCTCCTAATTGCCCACCGCCTCCTATAATCTGAACTGCTGCAGTTGTATAACCAATACCTGGTGTTAATACTGTAATTGATGATATCTTACCATTAACAATAGTTGCAGATGCTGTTGCACCTGTTCCATCGCCAACAATAGTAACAGTTGGTGTAGATGTATAATTAATACCTGGATTTGACACTGTAATAGATTCTAAACCAGTATATGATGATGGAACTTCTTCAAAGAAACACTGTCTATTTACTCCACTTTCATCCGCAACAGTAAAATCTGGTGATGAATAGAAGTTATCGTTTGTTGTTCCTCTGGTTAATTCAAATCCAAAATCTAAAGTATAGTTATCTGAATTAATTAAGTCTGGTCTAAATTTCTTTGCAACAAATAAAGTTGCTTCATTAGAAATAATTGATCTATCATAAGCATCAACGCTTGTTTCCATACCAGAGAAATTAAAATAACTATTAAACTTGTTTAGATTAGTTGCACAATAATTACTAATTAATGTTTTAATATTTTCCACTAATACACTTTGTTGTGTATTTAATTTTGCTTTATTAAAATAAACTTTTGATGTCACTTTAAGATAATTATAATCAACATCTACAATTTCTGGTGTAACAGTCAACATACTAATGGGTTTCAATACGTTATTTTTTACATAATCTTTTTCTGTCTGTGTTACTTCAAAACCTAATTTTGGTTTTGCGGATACAAATACTTTACCATAAATTGGTGGATCATTTTCTTCTCCACCCCAAACATTAACTGCCTCAAATTGTGGATATTTTTGTTGAATTAATCTAATATAGTCGTTCTTTGTTACCGCACGATTTTGTGCCAATAAACTTAATGGTGCACCAAATTTGATTTCATCTACTGATTCTCTTTCAGAACCTCCAGATGATCTTTGTATTGGATCAATAATAATAGTTGAATAACCACCAACAGCTCCGGCTGATGTAAAATTATTAGCATAATTAGCTAAAGAACCATTAGTTACCAAATATTCTGTAGTAACAATACCACCATCTGGTACTGATTTACTTAATATATCATCACCAAAGTAAATATCATATTTACCATCTCTACCTTCTTGTAAAAAATATACTTCGGAATTTGCGGTAATATTTAAATCATTTTCTGATCTATCATAAACAATTGTTGTAGTATTTCCAGCTGATTGTCTAACACTAACTACAAGGGTTTCGGTATCTATGTTTGAATCATTTATTGTAAATATTTGTTTTGGATTTGATGTATAACTATTCAAAGTTGTAAAAGAAGCGTATTGTCCTTCATAGATTGGTATATTAGTAAACGTATAATTATAACCAACTTTATCTACAGT